TTTCAGTCTTCCAACTACACTGTAGAAGGAAAATTCAACCTCAAAACCAAACAACCGTCTAAAACGAAGATCCGTCCCAGCAAATTGCAAGGGATCTTTAGTCAGCCACCTGTTACCGAACCTGCTGCCTTACACAATAAGGACACTCGCCTTGACGAAGATATTTTTGGAACTGATCTGATGGCCAAGCAATTGGACAAATATGGTCAGCCTAACAAACCATTTCCCCGAAAATTTCTTCGAATGGCATGCGATGATATTCAACAACAAATTAATACCATGAAAACTGATATTAAACCTCGCGTGCTAACCGAATCAGAAGCCATTAATGGCTTACCTGGTGTTGAGTTCTTTGACCGTATGGATATGCAAACCTCTCCTGGATTTCCCTATACAAAAACTCGTTTGCCTGGCCAAAAAGGAAAATCATACCTATTTGACCTTGATGAATCTGATAATTACCAAATTTCCGATCCTACCCTCCGACATAATCTCGATCGACGTCATGCTCAAGCCAAGCAAGGGCAGAAAGGTTTTTCTCTTTGGATGAACAACTTCAAAGATGAGCGACGCAAGACTGCTCGCGTAAAGCGAGGAGAAACTAGAGTCTTCTGCATTGGACCTGTAGATTATACTATCCTATGTAGAATGTACTTTTTAGCTTTCTGTGCCGCCTTAATGAAAAACCGAATAAGCACCTGCTCAGCAATGGGTATTAATGTTGACGGACCAGAGTGGACGACTCTTTATCGTAAACTCAAATCTGTTGGCAAAAATGGCTTTGATGGAGATTATAAAAACTTCGATGGAACCGCTAATTCTGAAATTCTCTGGGAATTGTGCAGAATAGTCAACGAGTGGTACAATGATGGGCCTGAAAATGCCCTAGTACGATATACACTCATTGACGAAATGATACATACCCGGAGTAATTACACTGGAGAAGAGCTAAGGCAACAAGGCCCTAATCCATTTCACTCCGATCCAAATTACCGACTTCACCTAACTTCTCTCTCTGAATTTATCATCCAAAAACATATTGGAGACCCTTCCGGTGTCAATCTTACTGGAAACTTCAATACACTCACTGAAGCGATTTATACTCGTATATCTTACCTCG